ATCAGAACCAGAATTTCTTCCTATACTGGAGTTAGAGCTTCTTCATATACTTCAGTATCCACTAGGGTATCTAGTAGAGATTTCGCAGGGGACTACACAGGTAATTACTCAAGAAATTTAGTTAGTAATTATTCAAGAAACTTTATAGGTGATTTCTCACGTAACTTTGTGGGTAACTATACTGGTCTTACGATTCAGGGTTCAAGTTCTACAGTAGAAACTTACACTCTATATGTAAGAGTAGCTTAATATTAGAGAAGGGGGTGGTCTAAGAAAGACCACCTTATTTCTAATATAGATATATTATATAAATTTTGATTGAGAAGGAGATGATGTAATGAGTTTTAAACGTTGGATGGATAATGCTTTCTGGGAAAATGATGACAAGTCTCAGTTAAATTGTATCCTAGAAATGGAAGATGATGTTGGTAGGATGACTCGTCAGGTCATGTTACTCAATAGGACCGACAAAGAAGGTAATGCAAATCCAGACTTTGATGAAGTAGTCGATGCATTAGGCGAAGACGTTATCGACAAAGAAACCGAAGATAGAGTTGAACGGAAGAAAGCTGAAAAAGAAGAACACGTTCAACGTGATAAAGAACACGCAAAAGCACGTAAGTTAGAAAAGTTGTTTAACTATAAACTCGAAGCTTTTGAAGTTGAAGAAATTAAAAATTCAACCAATCGCAAATTAAAAGCAAAACTTCGCAGAGCTAAGTCTCGAATTGAAGTTGATATGTGGTCAATCATGATTCTACAAGAATCTTTGAATGAGGCAGAATAATGACAGAACCAACTAAAGGTTTTATTGTTGTTGCTTCAAGGAACCGTAACTTTTATTTGTATGCAATAAATCTATGCGAATCTATTAGAGATGTCTATGAAGAAGCAAAGATTTGTTTGGTTACAGAAGAACGCTTTCTGGATGGTCGAGAAGAAGTTGCAGATGATTTAATCCTTTGTGATGACCACTATAGAGCTAAATTATATGGTATGGCAAAATCTCCTTATGATATTACCATGTATATTGATGCTGACATGGAAGTGGAACACGAAGATATTGCGAAGGTATGGGATGAACTAAAAGACTATGATATGGTCTGGTCAGAACTTACCGATGATCGGGATTATATTTATGCAGAACGTGATTTTGATACCCCAGAAGGAAAGGCGAAATTTACTTTATGTGGTGCAGTTTGTTTATATGACATGAGAAAACCAATTATTCGAGAGTTTATGGATGATTGGTGGGAATTGACTAAAAAACAAATGGCCGATCAATGGTGGCCAGAAGGTTATGCGGATAGTCTCAAATCTTGGGATCAATTCTCATTGTGGTGGCTTACTGAAAAGGAAGAAAAATACAAAGACCTTAATATCGGAATATTTGAAGACGATTTAAGGTGGAATTACTACAACGCTCTTAATTGGGCGAGAACTAGACCGAAAGGTGAAGTTATTATCAGACACTTTTCTGCTGGACTTAACAAGGATAAACCAATCGTATGACACAGATTAACGACGAATATTTAAAACATGTGCCAATCAATAACCCAGAGTTGTTGGAGATTCTTGACGGATACACCAAACTACATACTCTAGAAGGTTTTGAGGATAAAGTACATTTATCAGCATCAGAACATGCTAGACAACGTCCTTACTGGGTTGGGGACAACCATAGACACGAAATAATTTCACAGGGAACTCGACATGAAGGATTTCCTGAACAATTGGTTGGTTATAATCTAAAATTAGGTGAAAGAAATCATCAGATATTTACTAAGGATGCTGACCCCGTGTTTAAAAGAGATCTTACTAAAAACTTAGCAGATCTTAACGATAAAATGATGAATTTTTTGTCAGTAAGAAACAATGCACTTTGTGCGATTTATCCTCCAGGCGGGTTTATCTCTTGGCACAATAATGCTAATGCAGCTGCATTTAACCTTATCTTTACTTGGTCAGAGTTCGGTGAAGGTTGTTTCAAATACATACATCCTGTTACTAAAGAAGAGGTGGTGTGTGAAGATGAAGCTGGTCAATGGACCTGTAAAGCTGCTTACTTTGGACATTATAGTGAAGATGATAAATTATTGTATCACGCTGCGGATACTGATAACTGGAGAACAACCGTTTCGTATACATTTAATACGGAACAGGCTTCAGAAGAATTCCGCGAAATGGTTATTGCCGACATCTCATCGGAAGAATAAATAAATCTAAATCGTTTTCCTAGTTTTGTTTTTGTATAAATAGTATTATTATTATTTAAAAAACAATTCTGGGAAAATGAAATGGCGACATATGAAGATTTTGCAATAGACCAAGGTGCAGACATTGCACTAGAATTGGAGCTTGTTGATACTGATGGTTCAGTTAAAAACTTAACAGGACATTCTGTAAACGCAAAACTAAAAAGAAACTACAATAGCGATGTTTCAGAGACCTTAGATTTCACTTCGGTTATCGCTGATCCTCCTACGGATGGTATCGTAGTCATATCCTTATCAAACATCCAAACCGATAGTCTATCTAGTCGTGGTCGTTACGTGTATGATGTCGAATTGTCATATGTGGACGAAGATGGTGCGACTATGATAGAAAGAATACTCGAAGGTAAGATAAAAGTCAATCCGTCAGTAACGAGGTAACTATTGATGGCCTTTCGTGTAGCTTCCACCGGAACCAAAAAAGTTGTTTCAAAAGTAACAACTAGCCAAAATACCAAAGTCAAGAAGGTAACTCTCGGTAAACCTATTCACTCAATGGGTGTGGGTGGTGCGGTCAATCAAAAATTAGTAGAACTGTTTGATGTGACACCGTCAGATGTATTGAGGGATGGTTCCGTTGTAAGGTATAACGAAGATCTAGATACATGGGAAACCGTTTTACTTACAGATAACCCTCGGACATTAGATGGTGGATTTTACTAATGGCCGATTTAATTAGAATAAAACGGTCCGGTACCAGTGGAAATCCCAGTGTACTGGCCAATGGTGAATTAGCATATTCCTACTTTGACGGTGCCGGAGGTAATAAACTTTACATCGGTACTGGTAGTGAGAATAATCTCAATGCTGCGGACCATACTATTATTGGTGGTAAATACTACACCGATCTATTAGGTGGAGAAAACGCACCTTTTGGTATAGTAACACCTAATACCGCACTCATCGCAGACTCCAATGGAGAACTTGATGAGATAAAAGTCGGAAAAGTTACTTTAACAACAAGTACTTTAGAAAACACACTCGGTGATTTAAATCTAGTATCGCCAGGCAATGTAAATTTAGGCGGTAGTAGTCGTCTTGTAAATTTATTAGATCCAGTAGACCCCCAAGACGCAGTAACTAAAACCTATGCGGATGATATTGCCGCAAGCGTTGTCTTTACTGTAGGTGCAAACGGTGAAGTCACAACCTTCACTCCATCACAAACTACACTAACCTTTGAGGGTGGACTTGGTCTATCCGCACAGTTAGATTCTGTAAATAATTCAATAATTTTTGGTTTAGATTCATCTGGTGTTACAGCTGACACCTATGGTGACGAAACCAAGATTCCCAGAATTACTGTCGATCACACTGGTAGAATAACCGATGTAACAACTTCGGATATAGCAACCAGTCTTACAGTAAATGGTGATACGGTATCACTTCTCGATTCCGACATTACATTTTCTGGGTCAAGTAATGTTAATGTTACTTACGACAGTTCAACAAACACAGTAGATTACTCTTTAGATAGTGAAGTTACTGGTTTAAGTAAGTTAGTAGTTGGAAATCTAGAGATTGATGGTAATACTATCAAGTCTACGGATTCTTCTAATGAGATCATTATTGATCCGGCACCAACTGATTCCGATGGTGGAACATTAGTAATTCGTGGTGACCTTGTCGTACAAGGAACCCAGACGACTATACACTCAACCGAAGTTTCCGTAAATGATCTCACATTTACTCTGGCTTCTGGTGCTACTTCAGATTTAGAAGCTGATGGCGCAGGGATAATTATTGGTGGCGCAGACGCTTCAATACTTTACGATGCGCAGAATGATAGACTGACCACCAACAAAGGACTTGACATTAATGGTCCACTCTCAATAAACGGAGAGTCTATTGGTGAGGTTATTGATGATAAAGTCGCAAACCTATTAGTTGGTGGTGAAGGTCTTACTCTAGAGTATAATGATTCTGACAATCAATACTCAGTTTCTGCGGATTTGGCAACCACTTCTACTGCTGGAGTTTCATCCTTTGATTCTGCGCAGTTCAATGTCGATAGTTCCGGCCATGTAAATCTTCATTCTATTGATGGTGATAACACACTAATCAGGTTGAAGACTTATGATAGTGCTGGAGTACTTCCGACAGAACAGGAACTAAATGTCGGTGAACTTGCTATCAATACAGTTGATGGTAAGGTATTTATTAAGAGACAACATGAAGGTATCGATTCTATTATTGAACTCGGTAGTGGATTGGGTAATGGTAGTAGCGGTACTTTTGATACTTTCGATTATGTTGCGTCTCAAGAACAAGTTACATTTACTGGACAGGATACTTTTGGTAATGGACTGGAATATGATGTTGGTGGCAGACTTCTAGTATTCTTAAACGGTGTACTATTAAACTCCTCTATAGATTATGTTGCTAATGATGGACTTTCCATTGTATTCACTGTTCCTTTAGATGCTGGTTATCACGTTCAAGTCGCCGCATATAGAGCTGCGATTATTGATATTCAAAATGATCTAAATATAGAAGATAACGTAAAACTTCTTATTGGTACTGGTTACGATGCTTTGCTTACTCATGACGGAAGCAATACCATTTTAGAACAACGTCCTAACGCTACTGGAGATTTGAAAATACGTCATAGTGATAGTGACGTTATGGATATAACACAATCAAAAGCGGTCTTATACAAACCAACTCAAATAAAAGACTATAGTGTAGATACAAACCGAGTTATCACCTCTGGTAATATGGATCCTATTGTTATCGATACCGTTCCCCTTTCGGATTTTAGAACTGCTCGATATACTATACAGATATCCAACATTAGTAATATGTCATACCAGTCAAATGAACTTTTACTTGTTCACGATGGTGTTGAAGTTCACACCACTTTATATGGAGAGTTGCACACTGGACCATCATCTGAAGCTTCCATAGAAGTTAATATAGTTGGTACTAATATGGTCGTAACTATTTTACCAAATTCTACACATTCTTATGAATTTAAGTCCGTTCGACACTCCGTTTCTGTATAAATAGAATCAGACAATAAAAATTTTCTTGTCTCTCTATCTAAATTTTAAGAGTTCGCTATGATCAACAACAAATCTTTCAACCGTGTCATCGCGGAAAGTTTATTCAATTTAGCAAACAATAACCAAACAGTTATAAGTCAGACTCCTGGCCTAGACAAAGATATCTTCAGTGCTACTTTTGATACTGTAGATAGTACTATTCCGGAATCTCAAGGTTTTATTGGTGACGGTTTCACAACTGAATATTCACTCAATGGCGTGCCCGCAAGATCTGATTTAATTGACGTATTCGTCGAAAACGTTTTACAACGTCCCGGCGAAGTTTATGATGTACAGGATGACACACTAATCTTTACTGAAACCCCATCTCTTGGGATGGACATCTATATCAAATTTCGTTAAACTTATTATCAGTTTAATTTTCACTTTTAACAGGAGAACTACCTAATGGCATTTAGGCAAATTAAATCCGGAGCTCTAGCAAATCAAGCGGTATTAAATACCAAACTAGATACCTCCGCAATTGATCAACAGGCCTCTCTCTCAGGAGTTGACGGTCTTGACACATTCCTCGTTTTTGATAACGACACACAAGCACTTAAGAAAGTATCTTCATCTGGTCTTATCGGTTCTTATACTACCGATGACATATCAGAAGGTACTGAATCAAATTCTAACCTTTACTTCACAGACGTTCGTGCTAAAGCCGCTGTCGCTCAGGATATTGCTGATGCCGTTGCCGCTGAAGCGACAATACGTGCTGCTGCGGATACAACTTTAACTTCTGATCTTGCAGCTGAAACTGCGGCAAGAACTGCTGCTGATACTGCACTACAAACCTCTTTGGACACTGAAGTTACTCGTGCTACCAATAGAGAAAACGCAATGGAATCTGCATTCCAGTCTGCGGACACAGCAATCAATACTCGTATTGATAATGTATTGTCTAATGTTGACTCGGAAGCACTTAACTCTCTTGCGGAAATTGTTACTGCATTCCAAGATGCTGATGATGCATTATCTGCTTCAATCATTACTAACGCAACTGCTATCTCGAATGAAGTTTCACGTGCGACTACTAAAGAGTCCACAATCGAAGCCAACCTCGCTTCAGAAACTACTGCAAGACAAGGTGCGGACACAACTCTACAAACAAACATAACTAACGAATCTGCGGCTCGTGTTTCTGCTGATAATGCTCTAGATGCACGTATGACTACTGCTGAGGGTGATATAACGCAACTGGAAACTGATCTAGCTGCCGAAATCTCAACTACAAATGGTGAAGTAACTGCTCTACAGAATTCAGTTTCTGCTGAGGTTACTCGTGCAACCGCTGCTGAAGAAGCTAACGCTCAAGGTCTTGCGGCAGAAATTTCTGCACGTGCTATCGCTGATAATGCGGTACGTTCTGACCTAGGTGCAGACATCGTTGCTGGTGATAATGCAACTCTAGTATCTGCTCAATCACATGACGATCTTCTTATTGGAGATAACAGTGTAGATGGAACTGGTGGAAATACTATTACTGCACGTATTGCAACTGCCAAATCAGGTGCTGAATCTGTCGCAGCTGCTGACGCTGCTGCTAAGGTATTGGTTGAGAAGACTCGTGCTGAAACTGCTGAATCCGGACTACAAACTCAGATCACTTCTAATGATGGTGAGATCTCTACTCTACAATCAGACTTAACATCCGAAGTTTCTCGTGCTACTTCTGAGGAGTCTAGAATCGAATCTAAACTAGATAATGTTATCTCTAATACTGACTCAGCTGCTCTTGACTCATTAACAGAAATCGTTGCTGCTTTCCAACAAGCAGATACCGATATGGGCGCTTTGATTTCATCAAACACCACTGCTATTTCAAATGAAGCTTCTGCTAGAACTTCTGCTGATACGACTCTTCAGTCAAACATTGACACCGAAGCGTCAACTCGTGCAACTGCTGATGCAACTTTGACTTCTGGTCTTGCGCAAGAACTTGTTGATCGTGCTGCTGGTGATACTGCGGTTCAAGCGGCTGCTGCCGTCGACGCAACTACTAAAGCAGATGAGGCAGAAGTTTCCGCTAAGTCTCACGCAGAAACTAAAGATGCACTATTTATTGGTGATGCTTCTGTAGACGGAACTGGCGGAAATACTGTTACCGCACGTATTGCAACTGCAAAAACTACTGCGGAAACTCATGCAGACACTATTGTTGCTGCTGAAACTGCATTACGAGTTTCTGGTGATGACGCACTATCTCTACGCGCTACTAACCTAGAAGGTCGTATGGATACTGCTGAGACAGATATCGATGCAAATACTTCAGACATCGCTACCGAGACTACTGCTCGTGTTTCTGCTGATGCTACTCTCCAAGGTAACATTGATGCAGAAGCTGTCACTCGTGCGGCTGCTGATACTCAACATGACGCTGATCTTCTCGCAGAACAAACTGCAAGAATCGCAGCTGACTCTGCCACTGATGCTTCACTTGCACAGGAAGTTACACGTGCAACTGGTGTAGAAGCTGGTCTAAGAACTGACGTTGATACAAACACTGGTAGCATTGCAACTAATGCTGCAAGCATCAACTCTGAAGTTGCTCGTGCTATCGCAGCTGAAGGTGTTCTTACTACTGCCGTCGCTGATGAGACTTCTGCACGTATTGCCGCTGATGCTGCAATTCAAACAGATTTAGACATCGTCGAAGGTCGAGTAGACTTCTTAGTAAATGCTGCTCCGGAAACATTAGATACATTAGTTGAAATCATTGGCGCATATGAGAATGCTGACAGTGATATGCAAGTTGTTATCGATAATAACTCTTCACGATTGACCACAAACGAATCTTCTATCTCAACTCTGAACACAGAAATGGATGCTGTAGAAGCACGCGCTACTACACTAGAATCTGAAATGGATGCTGTCGAAGCACGCGCTACTACTCTAGAGACAGAGATGGATGCTGCTGAAAGTGAAATCGATGATCTAGAAGCATTTGTTGGTGAAGGTACTTCACTTGACACAGTTGCGAATGATCTCGCTGGTGCGGTAAACGAATTGCATACAGATACAAATGCGGTAGCTGGTCGAATGACTACTGCCGAATCTTCTATTGTAACTAACGCAACTGCCATTTCTACGGAGACTGCCCGTGCACAAGCTGAAGAAACTTCGATTCGTGGCGATTTTGCTGCTGCTGATACTTCAATCCGTAGTGATTTCGCAACTGCCGATGCCGTTGTATTAAACTCTGCATCTTCAGATGCGACGACTAAAGCAGATAATGCTGAAGCGGCCGCTAAGACTTATTCTGACGGAATCGTTGCTACTGAAGCTTCAACAAGAGAAGCTGCTGACGATCTACTTGAAGGTCAAATCACCGCTGAAGCTACAACAAGAGCGAATGCTGATAACGCATTAGACACTAGAGCAACTACTTTAGAATCAGAAATGACTCTAACTCAAACTTCTGTCGGTGTTGCTACTGATGGTGCTTACCTATCACGTTCAGGTTCTAACTTCTTAGATACTGCGGTATCACTTAAGGACGAGTCTACCAAGTTAGACGTTGCACTTAAGGCAGAAGAAACTGCACGTATCGCTGCGGATAATACACTAACTAATAACTTGAACTCAGAAATCTCTTCTAGAACTTCAGGTGACGCAAGTCTGCAATCACAGATTACTGCGGAAGTTGGTCGTGCTACTTCAGCTGAACAAGCAAATGCTGCAAATATTGCAACTAACGCTACTTCTATCTCTGACGAAGCGACACGTGCACAGACTGCTGAAGCAGCTGTAAACGCACGAGTAGACTTCATCGTTTCTAACACTGATCCCGCTGCTTTGGATTCATTGACAGAGATTGTTACCGCATTTGGTGACGCAGATAGTGATCTAACTTCACTTATCTCTTCTAACCAAACTGACATCGCAACTAACGCTTCTGGTCTTGCACAAGAGATCACTGATAGAGCAGCTGCTGTATCTGCTGAAGCATCCGCACGATCTTCTGCGGACACGACTCTTCAGTCAAACATCGATCAAAAGGTTGCCAAGTCTGGCGACACTATGTCTGGTGTATTGAACATGGGTTCAAACAAGGTTGCTGCTGTAGCTGATGGTACTGTCGCTTCTGACGCTGTTAACAAGGGTCAAATGGACGCTGGTCTTGCTGCACAACACATCTCGCAGTTTGACACGAGTGATCTTGTAGAAGATCCGAATGCATCTAACAGATACTTTACTGAAGCTCGTTCAAGAGAATCTATTAGTGCGGTTGATACTAAAGGTAACGGAAGAGTTTCTTACGATAATACTACTGGTGTTATCGCTATTGATACTGCTGGTACTCTACTTGAGTTGGATGATATATCAGAAACTACTTATGTCGGTAAAGCTGAGTACTTAATGCAAGTTAAGTCTGATGAATCCGGTTGGGACTTTATCCACCCGAATGATCTTCAATTCGTACAACCTAATCGTCAAGTTATGAATGGTGATGGAGTACAGACTAACTTCGCAATTACATTCTATGTAAATATTGCAGACGCTCTAGTATTCGTTGGTGGTGTTATTCAGGATCCAGGCACACACTATAACTTTGATTCGGTTGCACAAGAGATTGTATTTACTGCTCCGATTCCTAATGGTGCTCAGGCAGTTATCATCTCTCACTCTGTCGGTGCTGTACAAGGTGTTCTTGATGGTTCAGTTTCTACTTCATCATTCACCGCAGACATTAAAGTCGGTGAACAGGGTGCACAACGAACTGTCGGTACTGTCGAAGCTGTGGTTTCTTCATTCCCTAAAGCGAATCACAGATCCGCTAAGTACTTGGTATCTATTGAGTCTCCAGACGGACAAGAGTTCGAAACACGTGAATGTCTAGTAGTCCATAACGGTACTTCTGCCTTCATCACTGAGTATGGTGTAATCTTCACAGGTTCCACTACTTTGGGTGATACAGATGTACGTGTTAATTCGGGTACTGGCGACATTGAATTGACTTACACTGCTAATGCTGAGAGTACTAAGGTAACAGTCGTTGCTACGTACATCGATGCATAATAATCAATTCATTGTTATGCATAAAAATTAAATTCAGGGGGGTGCAATGCTCCCCTGACCTTGCATAAAAATTAAAGGAAATTAAAAATGAGTTCAGAAAAGAAATTTAGAATACAGAACGGTTTAGACGTTGCTGGTGAAGTTTTCGTTAATGGTATCAACATTGTTGGTGCTGATGGCGTACTAAACGAAGCATCGTATCAAACTGCCGTTCAAGCCATGATTGACGCTACTGTCGCACAGGGTGTTGACCAAGGTTCAATTGATAGTGCTGTCACTACTGCTGTCTCTGCTCTTGCAGACTCCGCACCAGCGACCTTAGACACATTAAACGAATTAGCTGCGGCACTCGGAGATGATGCGGATTTCGCAACGTCAATGACGAACGCACTAAACACAAAATTAAACGCTGCAAACAACTTAAGTGACGTTGCCGATGCCGCTGCTGCTAGATCAAATCTTGGTCTAGGAACTGCCGCGACAGCTGCGATCACATCTTTTGCGACTGCCGCACAGGGTACTAAAGCTGACAATGCTGCTACACAAGCAGACTTAACCGCTTTAGAAAATACAATTGGTACTCAAACCTATGAAGCGTTTGGTACTGTTACTAGTGGAAGCGCGGTTGCTTTAACATCTACTGGAAAGGTTACACAGATATCATCTAATATACCCGACATGAATGAAACCTATACTAGTTTAGGTACGAATATTGATAAAAGAGCCATGTTCATGGATTGGGATACTGTGAATAATCAATTAATTGTAATGGCCAGTGAAAAGAGTAGTAACTATGGACAAGAAAAGATAAAAATTTCTGCTGTAACCCCTGATCCAATGTCACTAGAAACTACTGTACATTACTCTTTTAATTCTGATGCTGCGACTGGATCTAATAATTGGGCCTATATGCTGGGAGAAGCTGTTAGTAAAAAAGCTATTATGGCTGTAATACCAGGCACAGCATACTATGTTCTTGTTAATGCTGAACGAGAAAGAATTGTACTTTTTTATAATAATGGTTCTTCTATATCTAAAGTAGGCTTCACTACTTTTAACAGGTCTTATACAAACCAACTACAGCATGCTGTAGTTGATGGTGAACTACATCTATTCTATAGACAGAATGGAGTTGGCCCGGGTGATGAAAACAATAGTAACGTAATGGGAACAAAAATTTCAGTTTATAATGGTGAATTAATAATCGGTACTGAATACACCTTATATTCAGCTGCAAGCAATCAGTCTGATTTTGAAAATTATTTCCTTGGCCTTGGAACAAATCAAAGCTATTATAGTCTGCCAGAAAGAACTACAGTCTTAACAATAGACGGTCAAGACTGGATGTTTATGCTGCATAACGGCAAACAAATTACTGCTATAAAAGTAGACGTATCTAATGAACAATTGAGTTTTGGAGACGCTAAACAATATGACTACACTAGTAGAACTTCTGGTAATTATCACATCGACACGAGCATAGGTGATAATGGTGGAATAACTGGTGGTTGGATTTCATATTCGGCATACTCGGGCAATATTGTTGTGCCGATGAAATCTTGGAGTTCAAATACTTACATAAGAGCAATGGTGCTCGAATTTGACTCTAGTGGAGATTTAGTTGAAAAGTCTTTCATTTCAAAATTGATTAATGATACCGGAAACCAGAGTTATAATTCTATAGCCGTAGCAACATCTTCATTAAGTGACACCGTTACATTTATGTACGGACGACAATACAACAGTGATAATGGATGGGGTTATGTTCTCGGCAGTATTGATTCTTCGGGCTCTTGGACAGTAACCGAAGAATGGCGCGGAGGGGCTCACACTTATTCTGACACTTCCAATGGTAGCTCTACCTCTTTTGTTGTTTTTGACGGCCCAGAATTAAATGGTCATAGTGTATTTTTAAGAAATAATTCTGGAAGTCGTGTCTATGGCAACGAGGTCAAAGCACACGTCTCTAGAATGACGCCTGTAAGTAATACTGCTCAGTGGATCGGTATCGCAACAAGTACTCAAGCAGATGGTGAAAATGTACAAGTCGCTATTAAGAATAGTTCTACTACCGTCTTGACTGGTCTTTCAGTCGGGTCAACGTACTATGTACAAGACGATGGTAGTGTTACTACAACTGAAAGTGATTACATTGCTGGTCTTGCACTTACTAGTGGTAAACTATTATTAGAAGGTACGGATTTATCTCCATATGCAACTACTGCTGAATTAGCCGCAACTTTATCGCAAGCACAAGCGTATACTGACTCTGGTGTTTCTGGTGTTGATCTTTCTGGATACTCAACTACTGCGGAAATGAATACTGCTATTGCTAACGCTGACGTTGATCTTTCTGGATACTCAACTACCACAGAAATGAATACTGCAATCTCTAATGTTAGTGTTGATCTATCTGGTTACTCAACTACTACAGAAATGAACTCTGCAATTACTGCTGAAGTCGCTAATGTTGTAGATGCTGCTCCTGCCGCATTGGATACGTTGAATGAACTAGCAGCTGCTCTTGGTGATGATGCAAACTTTGCTTCAACTGTTACTACTAGTCTTGCTGATAAGGCAAGTCAAGTTGACTTAACTGCCGAAACAACTCGTGCGACTTCTGCGGAAACTATTAACAACCAAGCAATTGCTATACTTCAAAATCAGGTCTCTGGTATTAGTACCTCTTCAGGTTCAACTGATATTGAGATGCAAGCAAATGTTGACATGGCCACAAACAAGATTTCTAATCTTGGAACGCCAACGAGTGGTACAGATGCGGCAACTAAAGCATACGTTGATTCTGCTGTTTCTAGTGCTGACGTTGATCTTTCTGGTTACTCAACTACAGCGGAAATGAATACTGCGATCGATAACGTTACTGTAGATCTTTCTGGTTACTCAACTACTTCGGAAATGAACTCAGCAATTACTGCTGAAGTTGCTAATGTTGTAGATGCTGCTCCTGCGGCATTGGATACCCTTAACGAGTTAGCTGCTGCTCTAGGTGATGACGCAAACTTCGCATCTACTGTTACCACTAGTCTTGCAACTAAGGCAGATGATGCCGCAACTACTGCTGCTCTTGCTACTAAGGCAGACGCTAGTGCCGTTGCAACTTCTGCTCAAGGTGCTCTTGCTGATACTGCTATCCAACCTGTTGATTTAACAACTGGATTCGGTACTAATACAGTAACTAGTTCTGACTGGAGTGCTAATGGAACATTCAGTGCTGGTACACTAGGACTTACTATAACCGATAATATGATCGGTAGTCAGTATGGTGCAGATGCAACTAGAATGAGAACTAATGATTCTACGCATTTTTCCATTTATGCTCAAGGTAAAGTCTCAGGCATTCAGACAAAAACTATACAGGTTCTTGATAAAGACTTAAATAAAGTTTGGGATGTTAATGTCGGTGATGACGATCCAACTATGGTTATGGATGAAACTTATGCCGCTTGGATTAAAGCTTCAACGGACACAGCTTATATTCATAACTTAAGTGATGGTTCTTTAGTCAATAGTTTCCCCGTTACTTCTGGTAACTATAATGTTGCTCATGCGATTTATGGAACTAAGTTCTTAACCGCTTACATAAATCAGATGTACATTTATGATATCGCTACTGGTAATCTGGATGCGACTATTGCGTTGCCTGGATCCGCAACTAATGCTAATTCAAACGAAGGTCATAAACTTCGAAAAATATTGGTACAAGGAAATAAAGCATTTATCAGTGATTTTTTCTATGGTGCTGCTTCTAATAGCATGGTACCCGATGGAGCTGTCTATGTTGTTGATCTATCAACTAATACTGTAGTACAGACTATTACTGCGCCTGGTGTCTCTCAAAGAAAGTTTGGTGGTCAAATGGCTATCGATAGAACTCTGAATCACTTGGCGGTAACTAGATATCATGCAGCTCCAGCTGGTGATAATTATAATGATAGTCAAGGTGCAATAGTTGAAGTGTTTAGTACTGAAGATTACTCTCACATAGCAACTATTAACACCACTCAGTATGATGCTGCAAAACCACATATGAGTAGTTATCTTGCGGTAAGAGGAGGTAGAATATTTATAGGTGCTGATAATAGTGTCCAGAGTAAAACAATAAAGGCATATAACATATCCGATGGACAACAATCGGGTACATTTGCTTGTTTTGAGAATGGAAATGTAGAAGTTATAATCGTAGGTGATACCCTAATAACCTATAGTCAAAAGAGATTCTTCTCTAGTGTCGCACAAACTGGTACTACAACTACAAGTTTTGTTGTAGACGATTCATTGTTTGCTACTAAAGCATATGTTGATTCGGGTGTTGCTGGTGTTGATCTTTCTGGTTACTCAACTACTTCGGAAATGAATACTGCTATTTCTGCAATTCCTTCTACAGATTTGACTCCTTACTCAACTTCTACCGAGATGACTTCTGCAATTGCTACTGCTAAAACAGAAGCACAGACATATGCTGATCAAGTTGTTGCTTCTACAGTAGACGCTGCTCCTGCCGCATTAGACACTCTTAACGAGTTGGCTGCTGCATTAGGTGACGATGCGAACTTTGCTTCAACAGTAACTTCGTCTATCGCAACTAAGGCAGATGATGCTGCAACTACTGCTGCTCTTGCTACTAAGTCAGATCAGACAGATCTTGATACCTTAGAATCTCTTATTAAAGGTCAAGATGTCGTTGGAACTAGCATATTAATCAGTGCTCCTTATGCGGAACATTCTGATGGAACTCAAAGAGCTGGACAAACTTATCTATACAATGCAGCAGACACTTCATCTCCAGTATTGACAATAGAAAGTGCTGACCCTAGAGAATGGATGGCGCAGGGAAGTAATGATAAACCTTATAGTACAACAATTAACCAGTATGGTTTTGTTGCGATAGGAGATCATAATTATACTGGTGGTGGTCGTGTTAGTATATTTAACCCAGATGGCTCATTATTGCAAAATCTACTTCCCTCTTCACCAAACTCTTCTCTGAATGAAAACTTTGGTAAAACTGTAGTTTGGTCAGAATCCGGAGATAGATTGTTCGTAGCTGCAAAGAACGAAGACAGTAATGCAGCAAGTGGTGATAAGGTTGAAGGTGCTATATACGCATATACTGTTAATTATTCGAACGATAATCAAAATCTGAATTTTTCTAGTCCTACAAAATTATCTCCTAGTAGAAATTTTAATGCTTTAGGAGGAAATCAGTGGTTTGGGGAAAACAATAGTTCTATAGTTTCTGTTGGTAGAAAACTTTATGTAGGTTTTGTTAGTTATGATGGTTCTACACAAAATCAGGGTAGAGTATACATCTATAATATTGATGACTTAAATGCATCACCCACTGAAATAGCTACACAATCAAACACTCATGGAAATAGTTTTGGTTCGTCTGTTGCGGCAAATTCGACCCATTGGGCCGCAGTTGCTTATTCTGGTGCAAGTGGTACACCAGAAGTCATACACATATTCAATTCTTCCAATAACCAACTGATTGGCACTATACAGAAACCTAATATTGAAACAAATGATAACTGGATTCAATATATAGAAATGACTGATAGTCACATTATTTCTATTGGTGCTGGTCTAAGTGGTTCAGATAATAATGGAATGTATGTTTGGCCCCTATCAAGTATTTCATCTCAACCAACTTATGTTGCGCGATATGGTTCTTCTAGTGATGGGTTTAATGTTCATGCAAAGTCGGTCAGTGCTAAAGGGAATATAATTTTATTAGGGTATCATGAGTTTAATGATGGCAATGTCAATGGTCAGTTACACATCTATGATGTTAATGACTTGTCTACACCCCAAAAAGTTCTCAATCAACCTTTCTCTACTATCAACGAATCTAGGTTCGGAATGTCAGCTTCGATTGGTTATACTATGACCTCTCCTGCTGCGGCATTAGAGACTGTGGCTACTGAGATAACTCCCGCTATCAATGAGTTACGTTCGGAAATATCTGCATTGTCTGGAACTGATACTAGTCTTACTGATAGTATATCCGCTAACGCTTCTGCTATCGCTGCTGAGACTGCTGCTAGAACTGCCGCTATTGCTGCAATTCCTTCTACCGACTTGAGTGACTACTCAACAACCGCTGAGATGAATACTGCAATTACTGCTGAAGTCGCTAATGTTGTAGATGCTGCTCCTGCCGCATTGGATACGTTGAATGAACTAGCAGCTGCTCTTGGTGATGATGCGAACTTCGCATCAACAGTTACCACCAGTCTTGCCTCTAAGGCAGATGATGCTGCAACTACTGCTGCTCTTGCTACTAAGGCAGATGGTGCTGCAACTACTACTGCTCTTGCAACTAAGGCAGACGTTACTACTGTTACTGCTATCGAAGATTTCTTGAATGGCAATGTTTCTGACGTAACTCCGGAAGCGGTTCCATTGACTAAGATATCTCCTATTAGTTCAGGTTCATCACATAGTGATCGTTTCGGATCTAATATGATTATCACTAACGACTATGTGATCGTTGCTGCAGATAACTATGGGTCTGATCAACATGGACAAGTTTTTGTGTATGATAAAAATAACACAGAATCTGTTCCATCAGTCATTGAGATGCAAAATGAAAGTTCTCTTATCAACACTCAATATGGACCTAGCTTCGGCGAAAATATGGTATGGTCAGAGAATACTAAGACTCTAGCGTGTTCATGGTCGACTTCGGTCAGTAGTTCAAATACAGGCGGTATACAGTTCTTCGATGTCACTGATAGAAATAACATATCCATGAAACATCAATATCTGGGATCTACGGACGATAAGTTGAAAGTAAGAGCAAATACTGACGGAAAGTTTATTGCAACAAGTAAGACTAACGTTTCAGGGTCACAACTTCTACTTTGGGATGAAAATTCTTTATCTGCATCACCCACTGTCTTTGTAAGTCCGACTGGTGTATCTTGGGGGAAACGCGTGGTAGCTGGTGAAGGTCGGATGTACGTATTCGAACAAGCGACCTCGACTTGGTATGAGTATGATGTGGCGACATTGACTCTCCAATCTACTATTACTAATAGTGGGAATTCATACTATGGAGTAATCGGAGGTGGTAAATTTATTAGTTGGTCACCTAATACAATTGCTAACGTTTACGAATTTGGTTCTAATGTTAGGACTGCAATTGACTTGGGTGGAAATCCTTCGAATGCACTTCATGCGACTTCTAGTCATTTATATATCGGATCGATAAAATCAGATCAATATGGTGCCTTGGGAACAGACGAAGGAGTTTTGAAAGTTTATGATCTGAGTGACCTTAATGCCACTCCAGTGACTATATCGACAGCACAGTCGTTTTATGGGTACTTCGGTGGTATCACTGCGGATGACGAGACATTGTATATTACCGAATATGATGGTAGTGGATCATCTTCTCCAAAAGGTATTAATAGATGGGATGTATCTAGTCTTGCCGGTGGTTTCTCATTACAGTCGGATCTAGAATCATTAGTTTCTGTGGAGACATCTGCTAGGGAAATTGCAATTGCTGCCGAAACATCTGCTAGGGAAACTGCAATAACATCTGCTATCTCTACTGCAAGTGCTGATGCAACTAGTAAAGCAGATCAAGCAGAAGTAGACGCTAAAGCATATGCTGATCAAGTTGTTGCTGCAACCGTAGATGCTGCTCCTGCCGCATTGGACACTCTTAACGAGTTGGCTGCTGCATTAGGTGACGATGCAAACTTTGCATCAACAGTTACCACTAGTCTTGCCTCTAAGGCAGATGATGCTGCAACTACTACTGCTCTTGATGGTAAGGCAACTACTGCACAGGGTGCTAAGGCAGACACTGCGGTACAACCAGAAGACTTCTGGTCACTTGCTGATGGATCAACAACAACATATACTGTTGACTGGTCAGCTACTGATTATCAACCAGATTCTGGGAAACAAACGCAAAGTTTTTACAAGAGAGACGACATAGATGACATTAGAGATGCTGTCGATGTTAGAACTAGTCCTAATGGAAATGTGGTTGCGGTCTTTAACAATTGGGTTGGTTCAGGTATCCCATCAAATACAGACATCTCTTACACTGTTAGAGTATATAATGCGAGTGGTGTAGAGATTCGTGAATATGATATGGGCAGCATAGTACGACAATCTAATAACGATTTGTACGGTGCCTTATCAATAGGAGAGAAACTTGTAAGTGCTGAGATCACGGATACTCACGTATTCATAGCATATAGTTACTCTTCAAATGGAGCTGGATATAAAGTATACTCTATAGACGATCTCGATACTGCGATAGGTGGTCATAGAAGTCATTCCAAGTTATTCACTGTTGATTATAATACGATTACCGCAGGGGGTAATCAGAATGGTGTGTATGCATTTATAAGATCTGTCGGTAACGATAAACTAATTGTTACCAATCAATCTAATTATGGTTCGCGTGGTGAATTTGGTGCGACTAATTGGGTAACTCAAGAAGAGATTAGTCTACCTTGGTTGCCAGTTGTTAATCCACAGTACATCAGTTGTGATGTTCATTCTGCATCTGGTTGGGTTTATGTAGCAGGAAGAATGCAATCAGATCCTAATATCCGAGGTTACAATTTCGACACTGGTGCGACACACGTAATTCCTTATTCAACATTTGGACACTGGTTAAAAGGCCCGAACCCAGGCACTCAAGGTGATGTTAGTAGTAAAACAGTTTCCGTGGGTAGTAAGTATATTGTAATTGTTGATAGTAATTCTAATGCTGGTCATGATTATCCCGATTCTTATGGGGACAATCCAGCTTTGGTTTATGAAGTTGGAACTGACAATTTAGTTGCGACTATACCTAGACCGAGTAGCGTCATGAGATGGGGTGCAAGCCCTACTCAGACAGTGACTGCGACAAATGGAGACGCGGTAATTATTCCTGGCTCTAATGTGGGTGACTACAACAACAAAAAGGCCTATATCTTTGATATGGCGTCCTCAGATAAAACCGTTGCAACTAATAGTTGGGATTTAGAACAGGGAGTGTCTTCTGGTAATAAATCATACACTTATATTGACGTTTCAGACAACCATGAAATATTAGTTGCTGAACATAAAGGTGTATGGAAATCAGATGGACCAACTGTTGCCATAAACACTCCTAGTGTTGATGCATCTACAATCGCATCTAAGGTTTATGTTGATAATGTTGTTGCTGCAACGGACGGACGTACTGCTGGTATCAGTGTAGACTCTGACTCCAATATCGCATTGTCAGTAGGCATTGAGATGGGTCAGAACAACATCAAGGATGTTAATGATGTTTACGCTAACCGTGGATTCATTGACACAATTGAATCGAATGACCTAAAAGTTCAAACAGGAACTGTCGATTTCGAAGGTTCTATAGTAAACTTCGGTTCGTCAACAATCATTGGTAGTGGTTTCGGTACTGCTACTAAGGCAGAGGTCGATGCACACTTAAACAAGTCTACTGCTAACACTGGCGAATTCGTCAAGTGGAACGGTACAGACTATGAGTGGACTGAGCTACTAAGTGGTCGTTTGGCAACAGATCAACTTCAGGTTGCATCTGGTGGTTCAATATCCATTACTGGCCCTGGCGGAACATTCGACTTCCAAGACGGTATTGTCATACTAAGTGGTTCGGATGTTAGAGTTGATACTCCGACAGACGTTGGACAAGCTGCTAACAAAGGGTATGTTGATGGTGTTGTTGCGGCAACTGTAGACGCTGCCCCTGCGGCATTGGATACGTTGAACGAACTAGCTGCTGCTCTTGGTGACGACGCGAACTTTGCATCTACTATAACTAATAGTCTTGCAACTAAGGCAAATACTGCCGATGTCGCAACTGCTGCTCAAGGTGCTAAGGCGGATAGCGCTTTACAACCTGGCGATGCAGTTAGTCTTACAGTAGACAACTCTGAAAAGTTAGACGGTCAACAGAGTTCACACTTCCGTATCGACATTTATGACATTAACGGTAACATCGTTAACTAATAAATTGTATAAATATAACAGGGTGTCACAACGTGGCACCCTAGTTATAAAATAGGAATAGGTTATATGATACCGAACAGTAAAGACGAATTGATGGATTACTGCTTGAGGTCTTTAGGACATCCAGTAGTAGAAGTAAATATTGATGACGACCAATTGGACGATAGAATTGACGAAGCCCTACAGTGGTTTCGTGAACATCATCCAGACGGATCAAAAAGACAATATTTGTCACATCAACTAACACAGGATGATATTGATAACGGATACATCGATTTTGGTGTGGATGTCATGTCTGTTGTCAGGATGTTGCCCGTTAATACTGTACAAGGACAAACAAACTTCTTTGATATTAAGTACCAAATGATGTTAAATGATATCACAGATTTAAATAATTATGCCGGTGATATGGCATATTACGAACAAATGCAACAACATCTATCATTGTTAGATATGAAACTTTCTGGGTTGCCAGAGATAACATTCGATAGACAGAACAATAGAGTAAACTTTTTCTTAAGTAAATCCAAGATTCCAGTTGGACAATATGTTGTTTTCGAAGTTTATGGGATGAGAACTCCCAACTCCGATTATGAATACAATTCATTGTGGAATCATAAATTTATTAAATCATATTCTACAGCTCTTGTCAAAAGACAATGGGGTACTAACCTTATAAAGTTTGATGGTATGACACTGCCTGGCGGTGTTACTGTTAATGCTCGTCAGATATATGAAGACGCTCTCCAAGATATAGAAAAGATTATGGAGAAGTTCCGAGAAGAGGAAGATGAAGGCCCAATCTTCTTTGTAGGTTAATATGGCCACTAATCGTTATATAAGTCAAAAGGTACGTAGTGAACAGAACCTCTATGAGGATTTGATCATTGAGTCTATCCAGTTTTATGGACAAGACGTGTACTATCTCCCAAGGGAAATTATCAATAGAGATCCAGTCTTTATTGATGATGTTCCTTCACGTTTTTCTGATTCATACAAAGTCGAAATGTACATTGAAAACCAAGACGGTTTTGATGGAGAGGGTGATTTATTCACCAAATTTGGTATTGAGTTAAGAGATCAAGCAACTTTTGTTGTTGCACGTAAGAGATGGCAATCTTTAATTGGAGACTATCTCGAATCACAGAAATTTAGACCTAGAGAAGGCGACTTAATATTCCTTCCTATGTCAGAATCTATCTTCCAAATTATGAAGGTAGAAACAGAATCACCATTCTATCAGTTAAGTCAATTACCTACTTTCCGATTGCAATGTGAGTTGTTTGAATATAACGACGAGGACTTCGATACCGGAATCGAGGGAGTCGATATTGTTGAACAGGAATCCGCATTCAAATATGAATTAGTTATGGAAGAGACCTCGGTATCTACCGCATCTCTCACCTCAGTTATTGATAGTAATGGAATGGTCACTGATCTGAACATTATAAATTCAGGTAAAGCATACACTTCAGTACCAACAGTTACATTCTCTTCACCTTTAGACTCTGCTGGGGTTACAGCAGAAGTCACTTTAGAAATAGATAATGGATTAGTAACTGGCGGTATTATTACAAATCAAGGTTCTCTCTATACGACAGCACCCACTGTCACAGTCTCCCCACCATCTTCGGGCGGAATATTCACTGACGGCCAAACTTTAACACAGGATAATGGTGAATATACAATGAAGGGGGAAGTTACTACTTGGAATAGTGACACTAAAACTCTTTCCATATCGCATAGTGGAGCTACAGACGGTAAGTTCCATTTATGGACAACCAACAATCTTATCACTAGTGACACGGCTAACTGGATACCATCTTCTATAACAGAAATTCAAGACATCCATACCGAGTCTCAGAATGAAGTCTTTGATGATTTTGCTTCAGACTTTTTAGACTTTAGTGAGTCAAACCCATTCGGAGATCCATTATAATGTTCGGAACTCATTTTTATAATAAGCGTGTAAGAACTACGGTATCAATATTTGGATCATTGTTTAACAATATACATGTAATACGAACCAATAGTTCTAATGAGGTTATATCTCAGGTTAAGGTTCCTCTCTCTTATGCCCCGAAGAGAAACTTTCTAGAAAGACTGTCGTCAATGGATAACGGTGAAGAAGCTGAACGTAGAGTTGCAATGAAGTTGCCTCGAATGTCTTTCGAGATTGTTGATCTTGCATACGATCCTATAAGACAATTACCTAAAGTTAACGCCTACAGAGAATCTCTATCTACAGATAATACAAAAGACAGAAAGGTTTATACTGGAGTTCCGTATAATATACAATTTCAATTAAATATCTATGCGAAGTCACAAGATGATGCTTTGCAGATAGTTGAACAAATCATACCCTATTTCGCGCCACAATACAATCTAACGGTAAAACCTTTCGCAGACTACCCCAACGTTAAGGAAGATGTACCTGTAGTTTTACAGGGAGTGACATTTTCCGATGACTATGAAAGTGGTTTGGAACAGAGAAGGACGATTATTTATACATTAGATTTTCAGATGAAGATAAACTTCTATGGACCAGATAGGGACCAATCAATAATACGAGAGGTTAATAGTCCCTTGAGTATATTGACCGATCTACAGAATAACCCACCTCTAGAAACTATAAATATTACACCAGACCCTATTGGTGTAAGCCCTGACAGTGACTATGGATTTAATGTGAAATACTTGGATAATGATGGAAATGAAATCTGATAAAGAAAATAACATTGAAAATGATTATGAACATTCTAGAGATACTTATTACGATTTAATCGAAAAGGGCCGAGAATCTCTTGAGTTGATGATACAGGTCGCTAGGGAAAGTGAACACCCTAGAGCCTTTGAGGTTTTGTCGGGAATGATTAAGAATATTTCCGATGTTAATGATAAACTTATGGATCTAAATAAGAAACATAAGGACATCAAAAAACCGGAAGAAAGCACCAATGCGCTTCCAAACGGAACTACAAATAATAATGTTTTTATAGGTTCGACAACAGACTTACAGAGAATGTTGGGAAACCTTGATAATGAAGAAAAGGTGATTGAAGCAGAAGATGCAATCGACAGTTCTGGATCAAACGAAATCTAGTACCGCTGCACACTATCTCGGAAACCCTAACGTAAAACGTGACGGTGTACAAGAGGAGTGGACACAGAAGAAGCTTCTAGAATATAAAAAGTGCATGGAAGATCCATCGTACTTCGCTCGAACCTATGTTAAAATTATATCACTTGATAAAGGTCTAGTACCTTTTGATCTCTATGATTATCAAGAAGATATGTTCGATCACTTTAACGATAATCGATTCTCTATTGTATTAGCGTGTCGTCAGTCGGGCAAATCTATAAGTTCTGTAGCATACCTTCTCTGGTATGCGTTATTTCATCCCGAAAAAACTATCGCAGTTCTTGCGAACAAAGGTGCTACCGCAAGAGAAATGCTTGCGCGTGTGACACTTATGTTGGAGAATCTTCCCTTCTTTCTACAGCCGGGATGTAAGGCACTCAACAAGGGTTCTATAGAACTTAGTAACAACTCACGAATCATTGCAGCTGCAACTTCTGGTTCCTCTATTCGAGGTATGTCCGTAAATCTATTGTTTCTAGACGAGTTCGCGTTTGTGGATAATGATGCAGAGTTCTACACTTCAACCTACCCAGTAGTATCCTCCGGTAGAAATACCAAGGTTATTATTACTTCTACCGCGAATGGTATCGGTAATGTATTCGAGAGGATTTGGACAGGTGCAAAACAAAAAGTCAACGAGTACAAATCATTCGAAGTTAATTGGTGGGATGTGCCCGGCAGAGACGACAAATGGAAAGAAGAAACTATTTCCAACACATCACAAATGCAATTCGATCAGGAATTCGGAAATACCTTTTTTGGTACTGGCAATACCCTAGTCAAAGGGGATACCTTACTTAAGTTGAGGGCGAAACCCTACAAAAGATCCCTAGAACAGGGAGATCTATTAATATATAAGGACCCTATCAAGGATCATCAATACATCACTCTCGTAGATGTAGCACGCGGAAGAGGTCAGGATTTCAGTACGTTCAACGTAATCGATATAACGGTCCAACCCTTTCAACAGGTTGCGGTGTATCGCAATAATAGTATTTCTCCGATACTCTTTCCAAACATTATTTATAAGTATTCGATTCTCTACAATAACGCATATACGGTTGTCGAAGCTAACGATCAAGGTCAAGTAGTTTGTAATGGTTTATACTATGAACTAGAATATGAGAACTTGCATACAGAGTCGGCTATTAAAGCCAATGCTTTGGGTATAGAGATGACAAGGAAGGTGAAAAGACTTGGATGTTCTGCGGTAAAGGATTTGTTGGAAAATAATAAATTAGATATTCACGATGAACAAACTATATCAGAAGTATCAACCTTTACAGCTAAAGGGACCTCATATGAGGCTTCCAATGGAAATCACGACGATCTAATGATGAACCTCGTGATGTTTGGTTACTTTGTATCAACCCAGTTCTTTTCCGATATGACCGATATAGATTTGAAAAGAATGATGTTTGAGGAAAAAATGGTTGCG